ATCAGTTCAACCAAATATAAGTTCTCAAAGTATCCCAGCACCAAAGCCACAAATCAACCTTTGAAAAAGTTGAACCAAAGGTGGATTATAATATATTTATAGTATATATAAATGGGACTCAACTTGAAATCGTTTAGTGATTTGCGTAAGTTCGGAACTAAGGCTGTAGGCACAATCCAAAAACTTGGAAACAAGTATGGATCGGCGGCTAACATTAGTAAAGCGGCTGACTTTATTACAAAAAAGGCATTACCGTCAGTTGAAAAGATTGCTGGAGGGATAGCAATGGGGGCGAAGTATGCAGCACCTTTAGTAGCCACCGTATTACCGCAAGCCAGTGGTTTAGTTGGTTTAGTTGGTAAAGGGGCATCGTTGGCACAACGAGCGGCACAACAAGGGCAATCGAGGGGTGGTGACATAAAGAAGGCACTTACAGTTGCATCACAAGCGAATCAATTGTCACAAAGTCCAATGGTGACCGGATTACTCAAAAGATAAAAATATATAGTAATTGTATAGATGAAGATAATTAAGACTTACCAACAGACCTTTGTAAGTGGGATTTCTGCAGCACAATGGATATTTAGGTTTAACAAAGTATACAAGCAAGATCCAAAGAATAAGTTCCAAATAAGTTGTTCTTGTTTAACATCAACAGATGGGGCTGTTAGCCCTATTCCACATTTATTTTTTGCATCTGGCCTACAAGCAGTGAATGGTAACAATTCCAATGTATCATTTACGGCTTATACAACTGGAGCTGGAGTGACAACAAATGCAACGAACGACACACCAACATTAAACAGTAATGACTTCTTTATAGGTACATTAGGTGGTGGAGTCAATTCTGGTGGTACAGTGAGAGGGGATATATGGATTGTGAATAGTCCAAAGATAATAGTCGATAATCTTCCTTTAGACGATATAACTATTTATTACAGACACCCTAATTCAGCAAATACATTGAAAGCGGTAGCAACAGATATAGATGGTGTATTCTTTGCATTCGAAATAAATGAGTTAATGGATGATTAACGTAGAGAACCATGGTTCTCCGCACCTTTCCTTTTAGGCGTTTTTGCAATAATAATCTTATAGAATAATCTTTATCGTTCTATAAAATTAATTCCATATAATTATTTTCTTTTGATAGTATATAAAATGGCAAGCGAAATGGCAATCACGAGTATGTTGGACTTGACGAGTTTTAAGGCGATGGGAGCGGCGAAGTCACGCAGAGTGACAGTGAATCCAGAGACGAATGCTTCATTTTCGTCATCGGCATCAACGACCGATGTGTACTTTTCACTGCCAAGTGGTAAGTTCTCATTTATCAACGGTCAAAATAGTTACATTGTTATGGATGTAAGGGCGAAATACACAGCGTCAACAGTTGCTGCTGCTGCTATTGGTTTTTGCAACGGCTCAGCCAGTTCACTAATTAGATCAATGGAAGTTCAACTGCAATCACAAAGCGTCGAACTCTTGGATAAGTACAATGTGTTTGCTGCATTGGTTGAGGACTTTCAACCTATTGGTAGAAGTGGAACTATTATGAATATTATTGCTGGAGGGCCAAATGCTGTGGATGGTTCAGTTGCCAATACGGTAAAAACATCTATCCAGTTGGGAACTGTCAGTGCTTTTTCTGCGACTGGATCAGTTACGGCTGCGGCAGTCACTGGGCCATTTTACAGAATTGCGATTCCACTATACAGTTCCGTTCTTGGAAATCTTCAGCAACAAGTCATGCCAGCGGCAGACGGCATCCGCTTGAGATTGACTTTCGAGTCGAGTGATGTTCCTATCCTTTGGAGTGGAGGTGGAGTTCTAACTTCGAATAGTTATGACATCCAGCGATTAGCTTTGGAAATGGATTATTTGGATGTAGCCCCAGAAGTCCATTCTCAACTTGTGGCTGAGGCTGGCGGAGTGTTACGCCAACACGGTTCGGCAGTTGCTAATTTTGGAACGAGCATTCCAGCGTCTGGTACACAACAGTCCATTTTAATTCCAGCCAGATTCTCTTCTCTCAAGAACTTCTTTACTGTTTTTAGAGTCACATCGAATGTTACGGCTGCTGCAAAGAACTCGACTGGTGACAGATACAATCCTAATTTAGTTGACTATGTTTACCGTATAGATGGCAGAAACTATCCAGCCGTAAATGTCATTACTGGAATTGGTGGAGGTTCTTATGTTCCCCTCGCTGGTGAGGGCTTTATGGAATTAGCCAAATGTTTCCATGCTTTACATTCCGCTCAGTTCGACTGTGTATTTGATGGTGCTAATTATGTTGATTCCACTGGAACTAATAACACCGGTTCTTTTGCGATTGGTATTGATATGGAACAAGATCAAGCTGGAAAGGTTGTCATCTCTGGTATGGATACCAATTCATCTAATACTTACCTTGACCTCAATTTACAAGCTGCACCCACTGCTTGCAATTGCGACACCTTTGCGGTTTATGATTTGATTATCGAATATGATGCTAGCACGGGAGCCCTAGCGTTTTCTAAGTGAGCCAAAAAAAACATCATATAAAAATTGATATAAAAGAATACCATATATAATATCATATATAAAATGCTATATACGATATACAAAATTGTTTGCAAGAGTGACAGTGAGTTGGTGTATGTGGGATCAACAAAGAATTATAATAAACGAATTGGAATTCATAAATATTACGCAAATAAAGGAGACAAAGCCTTTAAAGTATACGAGAGCATAAATGCGAACGGTGGTTGGGATAATTGGGAATGTAGTATTATCGAGAATATGGAAAGCGATGATAGAAGGGAGGTAACCTTGAGAGAAGGATATTTTATAACGAGTGTACCAGCAACATTGAATATGGTTATTTTAATTCATACAGAGGAGATGAAGAAAGAAGCAATGCGAAAAAACTATATACAACAAAAATCAACACGAACCGAAGAGAAGAAAAAAGCAATGAAAGAAAAAAACATTGCAAAGAGCAAAGAACCAGAGGAGATAGCAAGAAAAAAAGAATACGATTCGCAAGAGTATGTTAGGGAACGAAAAAATGAATTGAACCGAGAAAGAAGAGCCAAAGCAAGAGCATTGATACCAGTGTTAACCGAAGAGGAAGAACAGAAAAAAATCGAGGATCGTATTAAAGCAAATGCTGAACGGTCTCATAAATGGTATCTCAACAACACTCAACTATGTAAGGATAGAGCAGCGGCTTTTAACAAAGCCAAGAGGGAGGGAACCAATTAGATTTAGGAAAAGAATATAGATATATTTTCTCATATTAGTATATATCAAAAATGGCTGGAAAGTTCGAAGGAAAGTTTATGGATAAAGTTAAGGCAGTGTTGAATGAGAAAGGTTTAGCGGAAGGGACAGTCAATCTGTATATGACAAAGTTAATTAAGTTGAATGGTAATAAACCGTTTGCGTCTCTGTCATTCTTAAAAGACTTTAAGAAGGTGAGGGATGTGTTGAATGCGATGGAAAACAACAACACAAGGAAGTCGTACATAACTGCGATAGTTAGTATGTTGAATAATGTTGGAACGAATAAAGAATACAAGATGATAAACATAATGTATAAGTCGTTATTGGAAACCGAGAAGTTGAGACAGTTGAAGGCTAACCCACATGATAAGACGGAAGCCCAAAAGGAGAACTGGATCGACTGGACTGACGTTCTAAAGATACATCATGAGATGGAAGAGAAGGTATCGAAGTTCGAAGTGAACGATATGGAAACGCCTACTAAGAGAAAGTTAATGACTGATTACATGATTTTGAGTTTATATGTTCTCACACCACCGAGACGCAATTTAGATTACTTGTTGTTGAAGTTGGATACCAATGACAAGAAGGAAGATGAGGATTCGAATTATTACAATAAGCGACAGAAGACTTTTACATTCAATGTGTTTAAGACCAAGTGGAAGAATGGTAAGGAAGTCATTCCTTGTCCGTTACCATTGAGTAAGGTGATTGATAAATATTGTGAGTTGATGAATGTGAACGACGATGAGTACATCTTATTTAGAGATGATAAGAAGAGAGAAGGAGCACAGATAACAAAAACATTGAATCGAATATTCCGCAAGAAGATCGGTGCAAGTATGTTAAGGCATTTTTATGATACGCACAAATACGGTTCGGTATTAAAGGAGATGGAAGAGGACGCAAAAATGATGAGTCATTCTGTAGTCGAAAATCCAATTGTGTGAAGCATGATTAAATTATATAGGTATAGTATATAATGAAAGTTTATGCGATTACAAGTTCTTTGTCAGCTTATGAATCAGAGAGGGCAATACTGATGAGTGAGAGAGTGCGAGGCAACAAGATTCAACCGTACATCAACACAGTGCAAATAAAAAGAGTAACCAATCCTATTAACCAGTCAAGAGTTAGAATGCCACAAGTCGAAAGATTATTTAATCATATAGATGGAGAGAGGTTTACACCATTAGACTCGGCAAGGAAAGCACCATTAAAAAGATTTGAATAAGAAGGAATAAACCGATTGAATTATATTTAGGAAATGAATATAAAAAAATCTAACTATATAATATAAATGCAAACTAACACGGATAACAAGTTTATGACAAGTATAATGGAAAAATTAGTAGAGAGGAAACTTGCGACTGGAACCATACATTTGTATATTACCAAACTGAAGAAATTGAATGAAAACAAGCCGTTCACAAGCTTCACATTTTTAAAGGACACAAAAAAGACCAAAGCAAAGCTGGACGCAATTGAGAATGTGAATACGAGAAAATCATACCTTACCGCAATAGTGAGCGTATTGAATATGACCGATACAAAGATGTATGCACCTGCGAATATATACTATAAAGGTTTACTCAACAATGATAAGATAACGGTCGATCCAGAGATGACGGACAAACAAAAGGATAACTGGATGACATGGGATGAAGTTCTGAAAGTATACAAGGGACTCGATGATGAAGTGAAAAAAATCACCGATATAAATACAGAGCAATCGCAGAGGGATTTAACCGACCATTTACTGTTATCATTTTACGTGTTGATTCCGCCAAGGCGTAACGACGATTATTACCTGATGCAACTGGATACAAACAATAAGATAGATGAAACAAATAATTTCTATAGACCAGCGACATCAAAATTTATATTCAATCAATACAAGACCA